CAGGCAATGGATCACCTGGATCACTTAGTCGGGTGGACGCTTGTCGCTGCGGCCGTCCCGTGGTACCTAGTAAAAAAATGAGTCATGTAAAGACCAGGCATCCTGAAAGACGAAGCGTCCAATGGAGCAACTCTACGAAAATATCAATGGGATGCTGAATATTTCATTTACATATCATTTCAATTATAATTATTGGGAAGAGTTTGATGAAATTGATCGCGAGTCTGAGATTGAACTCGAGGGTGCGATTGATGGTGCATTCAACCCAATCATGACACAGTACATGTACTCGGAAAATGTTCAACAGGCGCTTGAAGAGTGTCGCGTGAGTCTTCATAATGTTTTATGGGCGGCGATGAACCTTCCGTTTCCGAGAAACGCCGAACTCTATGTGAATCGTCTGCTTGGAAATATCCATGAAATCTTCTGGACCGTTTACGCTCCAGCAATTCAAGAGGAGATTCGAGCACACACCAGATATATTCGCCGGATCCAAAAGACTTGGAAAAAATGCGTCAGTGACCCAAATCACCCAGTATGTCGTCGTCGACTTGAAAGGGAGTTTAGAGATTTGACGTCTTAGAGTTTCATGTCACGAAACGACTTGCTGCTCGATGCGCTTCGTAAATTTTTCGAGTCGCCAGAGCATGCGCAACAACTTCAAGACATTCTAAGTCACAAGAAGGGGGTATCTCTCAGAAACCTGGAATGGTTTGTGACAAATTATTCCAAAAAAACAAATGTAACGTACAGGACTCCGGCTGGTCGTCAGTTTACGGTTCACGTTGCGTATAAATCGAGTCTTGATGGGTATTCAAAAAAGTTTTTTGACCCATTTTGTCGCACGGAGCGCATAGAATTCATGGGCTTGACGACAACTGTTGCCCAACTTAACTTTATTCGATTTGTCATTGTCAATGGAATTATAGATTATATGAATGATAAAAATATTCTCAAGAAAGAGTCACAGTCCCTCCCGAAATCTGAAGCTGTTTGTATCCATAGTAGTACAAGTACATTGTGTACGACTGCTGAATCTGTGTGACAAGATCAGGGTTAAATATAATGTCAAGGTGGGTCGTGTTTGAATTCATAGTGCTAAAATCAACATAGCCAGTTTGGTTGTATTCTTTTGGATTATCACCAAAACAATACAGGTATATATTTTTTGTAGGTACAGAGAGTGAATGATCCATAGGCTGTTTATAACTGTAATATAAAGCTCCTGGGAAGTTTGAAAGGACATTTTGATTATTTAGATAAAGCGTCGCGGATTGGATAATGTCCAAAAAATTGAGCGTGACTCCGTTGAAAAACGTGACAGGAACAACCGCTTGAATGTAAGCTGTACTGTATCCGTATTGATACCGACTCTTGTAAAATGCGGGGTTGTCCGTTTCAAACAGCTGATTTCGGACAAACCATGCAATCATTGACACTGGAAAGTTGGCAGTAAGATTCATGACAGCTCGACCTTGACTGTACGGAAGACCCGCGTCGACGTCAACATGAGGTATCTTTATAGATAAAGGTTTTGTTTGGTAGTAGACTCTTTCTTCGGGGCTCAACGTTATTTCTTCTATAAGCACGCGCGGATTGATGAGATCAATTCTGTTTCCGTTTGCATCATTTGGTGCATCAGTTATCCACCCAGGGTTGCAAAAAGTAAATCGAATTGTCACTTTGCTTTTCATAATTGCACACATTGGAAAGAATGGCTTTTCAAGTTTTTCACGCCCAATTTTACCGTGCGAATGACGCCGACAAAAGAAAAAGTCGAGTGGGATCATCATATCAACCTGTTGTGTTGCCGGAACGACGTTTGACTCGTTTTGTCCGGCGCTCACTGCTTGGTACATGGCCAACTTTTCATCCGCATCCAAAAACAACTGATCTCGTAATATGTACCAGTCATCCGTCAAGATTTCAATTGGATTCCCGTCAATGAGAAACTCAACCTGTCTGAGAATGGCCCGGCCAACCAATGGGGTATAGAAATAGCCAGCTGGCAATGCTGGTAAAGATACTGACAAGTACATGTTTGATATAAGATCGCCTGCGTCACGTGGAAAAATGTCAATTGAATATGTCGTTGTATTGTCCAAGAAAAAACCACTCAATCCTCCGCTGTTCAATTCGAGTAAAAATCGTTGTGTGACTGCAAAAGGTGTATGCTGCCGAATGTTCTTCATCCAGATGGATTGACCGCCAAACATGTATTTTTCTTGTGGTCCAATGGCGGCAAGGGCGGTAAGCGCACCAGTCCCCGCACCTCGGCCACTCATTTCTATGAATGGATCTGCCGGCGCAATAACTGGTTGAATATTTGATCTCAACTCTCCTGGAACACCGACAATATTTGTAGCATCAAATATCTTTGGATCATATATTCCATAATATGTCGTCGTGTGTAGAGCAGGATTTGAAAACCCCACTTGGATGATTTGTCCAGGTGTGGGTAAAAGCTGGTATTGATCTGAGGTGGCTGTGAAATATGAATAATATTGTGTTGATTTGATTGATGTCCCGACGAGAACATTTGAAATCCCAGGAGTGCGTACAAGATCTGATGTGGCTGTTACATTTCCGCTTACATCAAAAAGGCCAGTCGTAGGACTTGATATTCCTTTCACTAAAAGTCCATTGACCGATGATGTAAAATTTCGGTCAGTAACATACACTGTAAATGTTCCATCGACTGGACCCCGAAATACATTTGATGATACATTTGAGGACACACCTGAAAATGTCAATTGAAGAATCGAACTCGGATTTACATTTAAAGAGCCAGACGTTCCCGTGACTGTTACAAGTCCATTTGACACGTACGGAAAAGAAATTGCCGGCGGTCCCGGATTTATAACAACATCGCCGTACACATTTGAGGTAAATCCAGTCACGGTTGCAGTTCCCTGAAGTCCTTGGAGACCAGTGACTTGCATTCCGGGGAGAACAGGCGCATTTGGAAGTGTCAAATAAAATGCAACTGTATTTGGAACATTTGACGGGCCGTAAAACCCTGGAACTGTAAAGCTCATACTACAACTTGCCAAGATCTTGTTTCCAGAGGCTGGACACATTTGTGCGCTCGAGGACTTCGAGATCCCCCTGGAGCTGTTTTACGTGGCTGAGTGATTTTTCAATTTCATCAGACGTATATTGATACGTGCGAACAGCCACGAGCAAATCAAGCGGAAACCCAAGACGAGCCATGTCCGCTTCGATGTCTGCGCGCGCTCGCTGAAACACCTTGAGGCGACCCTGTGCAACTTCAATAATAAATTGAGCACGCAAAGAGTACGCCTGGATCTGCTGCTTCAGCTCATTTCGCAGGTGCGCCTTTCGTAACTTGTACATGTGAATGCGCATCTCGAGATAATCGACGATGATCTCCTCCGGACTGGCGTACTTTTTGACGGCTCCATTTGGACCGATCAAGTACATGTTACTTGTGTGAACAACTTTGACGAGTCCGAGCGCCTTTGGATCATCAATTTCAGTCCAAATGTAAAAGTCCGCCTTGGTTTCTGTTGAATGATTTTCATACCGGACGTCGAGTGTATCCAAAAATTCCTTGTAATCATGAATCCACTTCCCTGGAGGCAGCTCAGTGACGTGAATGCGCGCCCCTTGGCGCTCGAAATGGCCAGTCAGAGTCCACGAATGTTCACCCGATTGTTCCACGCGCCCAGTAAACCCTCGAAAGTATGGGCGCATTGGTTCCATCGCCTCTTCATTGAGTACATGGTGAATATTTCGAGTAATAATTGCCGGATCATACGGCGGAACATAGCAAGAAAATCCAGTTCCAATCCCTTCTGCTCCGTTGATCAAAACCATCGGAACAATGGGAAGATAATGCACAGGCTCGACATTCTGACCATCTTCAGAAATGTACGAAAGAAGCGGATCATCTCGCGCGTCGAATATGTCTCGTGTCTTTTCCGCCAGACGCGTGAATATGTACCGAGGACTGGCGGCGTCTTTTCCACCCATGAGTCGCGTCCCAAATTGACCGCTCGGCTCGAGTAAATTGAGGTTGTTTGACCCAACGAAATTTTGAGCCAACCCAATGATTGTCCCCTGGAGGCTTGTTTCTCCGTGATGGTACGCCGTATGTTCGGCTATGTATCCACTCAGCTGCGCCACCTTGGCATCCTTTGTCAAATTTCTTTTGAGGCAGGCGTAAATAACCTTTCGCTGACTGGGTTTCAGACCATCGGCAACGTGAGGGATTGACCGTTTGATGTCTTCAACTGAAAAGTTGGCCAAGTCCTTGTGAACAAAATCAGTCACCGTCAACGTTTTGACATTTCCGTAGTCCACCCCGGGTGGTCGTTGAGCCATGTGGTTCACAAGCCATGACTTTCGCGAGTCAGCCATCGCCTTTGAAAACGCGAGCGTCATCGATTCGCCTGTTCGAATGTCACTTGTAAATTTGACCGTCAGGCGATCAATCATTTTGAAGTACTCCTTTGCCTCGGCCGATGTTGATGTGCCAAGACCCTTGTAGTACTTGACCGTGCCGCGAGCATCTGATGCTCTGTACGCCTCCTCCGTAAAAAACCAATCCTTCCCAGCCTTGATGACGGGGGTGACCATGGCGACGAGAAATCCAAGGTCGAGCAGGCTTGGCCAGAAATGGTGAATCATGTTCAGCACAAGACCTTTGATATGACTTCCGTCGAGATCTGCATCCGTCATGATCATCAATCGGCCATATCTAAGTTCTTTGAGAGATGTATAGATACGACCATGTTGGAGACCAAGGATTTTCTTAATGCTCGAAAATTCTTCATTCTCAGTCAACTGTTTTACACTTGCATCGCGCACATTCCGAGGCTTCCCCCTCAGCGGGAATACACCATATGCATTCCGCCCGACGACAGAGAGTCCCGCGACCGCTAGAGTCTTTGCAGAGTCCCCTTCTGTAACGATAAGTGTACATTCGTGACTTTTGTGTGTTCCGGCCCAGTTTGCATCGTCAAGTTTCGGAATACCTGTAATTTTATTCTTCTTTGACCCATCCGTCTTTTTCAATTCCTTTTCAGTCTTGGCAACCACCATGGCGGTGAGTTCATCTCCAACACCCGATGCCAAGACATCCTTGATAAACTTTGGTTTGAAATCATATGTCGTCTCAATTTTTGACGTACATTCCGTCTTTGTCTGGCTTGAAAATGTTGGGTTGATGACAGTTGCCCGCATCACAACAAACAAATTCGCCTTGATTTGTGCAGGTCGAACGCCAGTGGCCAACTTTGGGATGAGTTGACTGATAAATCGATCAATATGTGTTCCACCCTGAGTTGTCGAAATTCCATTGACAAATGAAATGTGCTGAAATGCACCAGACGTCGAGTGTCCAACGAGTATATCATGACCGTATGAAGCCATAGGGACATCACCAAAGTGCATCTTTGCATAGTCTTCGAGTGACTTGACCTCGAGTCGGTTTCCATTCAGGTAGACGTGACATTTCGGACAACACGCCGCGGCGTCCCACACTCGTTTTTCAAGAACTTTGAGCAAGTCTGGGAGTTGGGCAGACCCTCCTTCAAATCGAGACCAGTCGGGTTGAAATTCAATATCGACATATCCACCCTTTGCCGCAGGAGCAATAACAGGCGGTTCGCAGACTGACATGTTCTTTGTCCATTTTTGGGTGTACTTTTGATTTTTGTGAAGTACGCGTACCGTAAATTTGCTCGAAAAGACATTTGTCAGCTTCGCACCGTACCCGTTACGACCACCTGTTGTTCGCTCTTCCGTGTCATCATAGTTTGATGAGGTGAGGAGGTGTCCAAAGATGAGTTCGGGCAAGTAGACTCCAGTCTCTGCGTGAATCGACAAAGGTATACCGTCGCCATTGTTTCGCACAGAAAACACATCACCCTGAAAAGTGACATCGATGCGGGATGTCTTTTTGGGATTGATGGAATGCTGATCAATGGCGTTCACAAGAACCTCGTCAAACAGCTTTACAAGTCCCGGCGCAACGCGGGTTGAAGCTTTTTGAAAAAAAGGTGTACTGACAACCCAATGATCACTGGTTTCTCTTGCCAACGAACCAACGTACGAATCAGGCCGACGAAGAATATGTTCCAGATGAGTCAATTTTTTCCACGACATGATATACAAATGACTGATGTTTTTAGCTAAAGTTTTTCAGTCTATATATTATAAAAATGGATCTCACAGTTGTCACCATGCCATCTATGGATGACGCTCACACCGGGTACGTGTACATGAATCAGATTGACTCTGAATATGTGGGGATTGGAGACTACATCTATCGGTGTCTTCCACATTTCCATGTTCACCCTGGGACAATTGCACTGAACGCAGTCCAGCGTCGACTTGCAAAAGTTTCAAACGGGAAGCAATTATTTGTAGACACATACATAGATTCAAAAGTTCCAAATATTGAATTTATGAATGTTGAGCTTTCTTGGTTGATTCGGGACGCCGAACACTCAATACCTCATCTGGCAAATACGTTCCGGTCTCATTACACAAAACATATACTTACCGATGGTCAACAGGTTGTCCTGCACGTAAAAGATAATTTGATTATGTGTACTGTTCGATTACCTCTTCATCGAGGATTTGTAACGATGCAGACTCATGTGATGATTCATTGGCAACACTAAAATTAAAGTCTGGACCTTCAATGATTCGACGTCCACCAACATGACCAGGACGGATCGCTCCAGGAGATGGAGAGGGAAGCACGGAACTGACTGTACATACAGTACTGCCCGCCCCACTTTTCAAGCACCCGAATGAATTGTTGCCTTTCTTGCATACGATGTATGACGCATCTGGAGAAACAAAATGGCGACGAGGAGTCCGATGATTATGAGATCACGGGGGGTCTTCATTTACTTTACGTCAAGATTATAAAAGTAGGAAGGATATGCCGTAAGACTGACCACATCTGTCTGATGCCTGCAGATGCCCCTAGAATACGAATTTCATCAATAAGATTTTCACCCATAGTGTATCGATGAAGTTCCCAAATTATGTTTACAAATCCCAAAATATCAATATCATATATATTAATATTTGAAATATCAATAATTGTTTTATAAATTTTTCCCGATTTCCTGATGTAATCAATATCATTTTTAATGTCAGACAAAACAATAGGTTGTGAAACTAGATACATTTCTGTATCCACGATGATCATCCCATCGTCATGTACTTTTAACCATGTCATCTATATTCAAACACGTAAATTTTTATCAGGATCAATCGGATTCCAAGACTTGGGTGCCTTTTTCTTCGTCACAAGAACAAATTTATATACTCGTGCGATTGCCCATTGCGATGCAGTTGCACCGACCCGACTCCCACCTGTTTTCCATGCTTTCAGTCCCCTGTTGTAGACTGTGTTGAGTGTCGACCGACTTATTCCAGTTCGCCGAGCAATAGCATCTTTATTAAACTTTAATCCTGGATATGTTTTGTGAAAAAGAAGAGTCCATTTTGACTTCTTCCGTGTTCCTCCTTTATCAGAGACACCCAGTTTCAGCTGAGAATAAGGGACCGATCGTCGCTTGAGCAGTTCTTTTTCACGTACAAATTTTAGGGCACGTGGTAGACCGGTAAAGTATCGTTCTGGCCATGGCCGCGTGAGAAGTACATGTCGCGGTCGTTTCATCTTTTATTTAAATAAAACATTAAATTTAAATTATAATATATGTCAACTGAATTTGTAATAGCGACATGTGGCAACATAGAGGAAGTTGCGTGGTTACAAAAACTTTGTGATTCAAAAGGATATAGCATAAAAGTATACGATAAATGTGGGTCATGTAATGGAATAAAAAACTGCACTGCACTAGAGAACAAAGGGCGCGAGCAAGACACGTGGCTTAATTATATAATATCAAATTACAGTAATCTTACAGACCGAGTAGTATTTTTACCAACACCAATTGAAAAATATATGCCACGGAGGTATTGTCTTATGTCTGCATTAGAAGGAAAAAACAGTTTAGAGTTTAATCCAGAAATTTTAGGCGAATGGGAGAATTTCACAATTACCGAATGGGGTGGAAATGTTGTAACACCTCCGGCAAGTATACGCCCTTTTCGTAAATGGTATGAATATCATTTTGGTACATGGGACCCAAACAAAAGATTCGCATTTAACGGAGCATGTATCACTACACGCGAAAGAATACTTAGAACATCACTTTCAAAATTTCAGGAACTACGAGAAGAGACACGTCATGATGAAAATCCAGAAGCCGGACATTATTTAGAAAGAGCAATGAACACATTATATTAAAATATTGCATGCATTTCTTCACACCCAACAGCGGGTTTAAGGTTTATTTTCTCATAATGCTATTCCATTTCCTCCATTCATACACATCCCCGTTCTGTCACTAAACCCGTCAGCCTGACAACATAGACGCGTTTTCAATGCATATATTGGAATGTTTGAAGAAACATATGCATCTATATTAATATTTTCTTCAATACATAGCTTGTAATGTTGTAATAACTTTTCATAAAATCTCTTATTTATAATCACTGCTGTATCTTGACAGAAATTGGAAGGTATGACCCAGTTGTAATTAAATAGTTCAATGTTTTCAACTTGCCAAAACGATCCAAACCATAAGCCGTTCCAATCCAAAGGACACGTTTCCAAAAAAGTGTTTATTTCATTGGAAAAAGTATCACCGTCAACGATAAATTTACAATCATCTTCTAATATCATAACAATCTCATATCCTCTTTGTTTAGCCAAATCTAAGCATGTCGCGTGTGCAGATGCTATACCCGCTTCTGGTCTCCCTTCTATTATCACTCCCGGTACAATTTCCATTTTATCAATAAATCCAACCCTGACCAGCTCTTTTTTTATACTCTCCAATCTGTCAACACGATGGGCGAGATTTATAACAAAAATTTTTTCGACTCGATCCATTGATTATTGATTATAAATTTATCACGAGGGGGTCCTTTATCAGAGACGCCCAGTTTCAGCTGAGAATAAGGGACCGATCGTCGCTTGAGCAGTTCTTTTTCACGTACAAATTTTAGGGCACGTGGTAGACCGGTAAAGTATCGTTCTGGCCACGGCCGTGTGAGAAGCACATGTCGCGGTCGTTTCATCTTATTTAAAAGAATAATATATTTAAAATAACATGAAGAAGGCGGTCATTGCATGCCTTTCTCGCACCCACTATCATCCACAACAATATAATATTATTATAAATCATAACATGGCAATTCAAAAAATATATGATTCAAATATATTTGATATAATTATATTTCATGAAGATTCAATGACACAAGAACACCAGAGATACATACAGCATTTCACACCTGGTTTGCCCATTCAATTTGTAAATGTCATGAAAGACTTTGATCCGTCATTTGCCCGGTCGAAAGGCAGGTGGTCAACATATTTTGATCACCCTGGTTTTCCCATGGGATATAGGCACATGTGTCGATTTTGGTTTCATGCATTTTTAAAATATACAAAAAATTATAAATATACAATTCGCATTGACGATGACTGTATGATACAGTCAGGCCTTACAGATGTCATCAATGACATGGAAAATTCAAATGTTAAATATGTATCAGGATATATAGATTATAATTTTACTGAACCTTACCCAGTCGTATCTGGACTCCAAGAATGTGCAGACGAGTTTGGTAAACTTCACGGAATGAATGAACCTCTATCGATGAAAACAGCACCATATACAAATTTTTTTATAGTAGACAATGATTTTTTCAACACCTCTATCACATTCAAGGAATGGGCTGAGTTTGTAGATGACGAAGGTGGTATATATGTAAGCCGGTGGGGTGACATGCCCCTTATTGGCATTTTTATGAAGAATTTTATGACACCAGATCAGTACAAAGCCGACAATCGAATCCGGTACTTTCATGGATCTCACAATTCTCAGGTTGAAAATGGCACTCTCCGCGAAAACGCACTATTATAAAGATAGTCTGCAATTATAGGAACCGTGTTTCTAGAATCCGACAAAGTATGGCGGGATATAATACCGGTACCTGAAGGCCCAGTAAATTACCTAGAAATTGGTGCTCATTCGGGCGCAAACATAGTTTCTTTCTCCAAGTCGTATGGTTCCCACCCAGAGAGTAAATTATACTGTATTGACCCATGGGAAGATAGTCCAGATTACCCAGAATATAAAAACTGTCAAGATGTGAATTATAAAAATTTTATAAATAACATTAAAAATAACAATATAGAAAGTAAAGTTGTAACGTGCCGTGGATTTTCAAATATAGAAATTCCAAAA